GTGCGTGATCGGAACCTGACCGGCCCTTGGGCCGGTTTTTCGTTTAAGGCTGGCCGACTGGTCACACCCGAAGGCCGCGAGCTGGAACCGCAGGATCTGGCCTGGCTGTCGCTCACCGCCGCGCAGGCACAGGAATGGCGTCGGATAATGGAGAGCGGCCGCGCGATCGGCAAGGCTCGGAAACCCTTGTCGTTCAACGCCGCCAGCGTGGTGAACCTCTCGGATGCCTTGGCACAGCGCCGGAAAAGCCGGTCATCAGTGGCGATGGCTGGCCCTGACGCCGAACCGCCAGCGGCAGTCCTGCCGGTACCGGGGCCGAAACGCCGCCAGCGCGTGTAAGGCGCTTCCGTAGGGGCGCTGCCCCTACACCCCGGCTAGAATGCGCGCAGGACGTCTTGGGGGAGCCACATGGACCGCGAACGACACGAACCGACTTTCAGCGCCCCGGATCTGCAGGACGTGCGATTCCGGAGCAGCCGCAACCGCCCAGTTCGTCAGAACGAACCGACCTCACCATGGGTGTACATCGGCGTGAGCGCTGCGCTACTCGTCGCCATCGCGATGGGATTGATTGAATGGAATGCCAGGCGTCAGGCGGCGGCGATGACCCGCGAGTTAATGCGTTCGGCTACGCCTGAAGAGCAGGCGCACCTAGACCGACAAACCGCTGAGTGGGAGCGCAAGCTAAAGGCGGAATCGGCGGCAGAGCTGGCCGAGGTGCAGCGTGCATTGTGGGCAGATGGCGCAACGGCCAGACCAGCTCCGCGCCCGTTAGATGCCAATGAGCGCTGTATTGATGGCCGACGATTCCAGCGAATCGAAGGCGGTTGGCGCGACCGCCCCAACGATCCCTGCTGAGCCTGTACGGTTTAGTTCTTCTGACGCGCGAACGCCCGATCCATCCATCGAGCAACCCAGTAGTGCACGTCGAGATAGCGGCGTAGGTTCATGGTCGCAGTATAGGCGCCAGCAGCCCAATGCACGCAAGGTGCGCGACGTAGTAGCCATAGAAGGCCCACCGGCCACGCGGGACCGGCCACGCCAAACCCGACAGGCTCACCGCCACTGGGATCGCCGCCAGCGCCCACAGGTTGCCGTTAAACCAGCAAATCGCCCCGAATGCCGGCACCAGCAGCCAGAACCGGCACCACTTGAAGGCGAACCACGCCAGCAACACGAACCCTACCCCGGCCCACTGGTAGTCCACGAATGCCGGCAGCACCACTGCGGCGAATGCCAGGGCAACCCACCTTCGTTGGCCGGCTGCATAGATTACGGCAGCACACAGGGCGAACGTGAGCAGGATGTTCAGCGGCAGCCAGTATCCGAACGCCAAGGCGTGGACCGGCTGTGCGATCAGCCCCCAAACGCCGAGCCTGCGCACCGACTTGACCGCGTCGGCGCCGGGCTGGGCGAGGTTATAGGCCATGACCAGCGCGAACAGGGGGAAGGCTACCCTGCCCGCCTCGCTGAGACCTGGCACATAGCCGCCGTAGATGACCTTGGCGACGTGGTCGCACGTCATGAAAAGCACGGCCAACCACTTCAGCACCTCGCGTGCGCTACTGGTCATAGCTTGTTCGGTCCCGGTGCCGTGGTCATGTAGCTCTCGGTTGGGAACGGCGGTGACTCCGGAAAGCTCCCCATGGTCCGCTCTACGTGCTGCACCACGCTCCCTGTCAGCCCCACCGATTCACCCGGGCGCGGCTGGCTTGCCGCGTCAAACCGCTGGTCCCGCCGATCCTCCGACCGCTCCCGATACGGGTTGTAGACAGGCCCATTGCGCGCCAGCGTGCGGCACTCGGGCTGACTCAGCTCATAGGCTGTCCCTTGCTCAGTGAGGCAACGGCAGCTCGCTTCTTGGCGTACGCCCTGCGCGTCTAATCCTTCCATGGACGACATGCACACCAACTGCGGATCGGATCGCGCCTGTCGATCATCGAATACCGGGGCAGTCCAGGGCATGGTGCTGATGCGCGGCAAATGGTCCTTTGCATAGGCAGCGGCTGAGGGCCAGCGTGGAGCGTCTTCCTTGCGCGATCCGCCGCCCGGCGGCGAAGGGGCCGCATCGGCTAACGCCGATTGCGTCCCTTCTTTGCCCGCGCCATCTGCGAGCGCAGATGGGACGAGAGAACGGTAAGCCATATAGGCGCAGACAGCGCCAACGACGATCACTGCCGGAAGCAGCAACACCCTGAGCGGGATCCGTGCCTTGATCGTGTGGACCTCGGCAGACTTGTACTGACCGAACACCTGCGAGGGCAGTAGACGCGTGGTGCGTTGGGCCATATCGCGCTTGGCGAGCGACTTGATTTCCTCGTTGAGTTCGCCCCAACGATAGACGTCAAGCATCTTCGTTCCGAAACGCCGCACCACGTGCGAGTGCGCACCAATCAGGCCGCGCACGAACGGATACAGCTGATTCGGCTGCTGCGTCGTCCACACGAAGTCCAAGCCACGGTGCCGGTGCTCGGCCAGTTCCAATACGTGCCTGGGCGTTTGCTGCCGCGTGGCGTCATGCAGGTGTCCGAACCACTTCCACGCTTCGTCCACGAAGATCAGCGAGCCATCCGGGACGATGTAATTCCCCTCGGCGTCCTTGTCGTTCCAGTGCCGCGCATCATCGAGCACAGTGGCAAGGCCGGGATCAAGGCCGTCGATTCCGACCGCGAATATAGGACGGCTTGCAGCCTTTGCCTCGGCAACAAGGCGCTCCATCATCAGCGCAGTTTTGCCGTTGCCGGGCTGCCCGGTGAACAGTTCTATTGGCATGTCAGGTCCGCTTCGTCAGGAAAGTCTTCGCGGCGCCAACCGCGAACTTTGCCGTCACAGCGGAGGCGATCATCGTGCACGCCACGTCGAACTTCATGATGCCCGCATAGGACACCACCAGCGCACCCCACTCTCCCCCCGGCGCGCCGGCACGCATTGCGTCTTCCATCTGGCTGATCCATGGATCCACAAGGAATTCATTCGTCGCCCAGGAAATGCCAAGCCAGACCATGGCCTCGGCGACCCATGGGCCCCACTTCGAGCGGAACAGCGCAGCGAGCGCGGTCAGCAAAGTACTGATGAGCATTGGCATGGTTAGGCATCCTTGCTGGCGATGATTCGGAGGCAGAACAGCGCGGCGAGGCCCACAACGAAATAGCTGCCGAGGCCGAGCCACCGACACAACGGCGTAGTATCGAACGCAATGGTTCTACCCATGACCTCGATGGCTGGCGGTTGCGGGCATCCCCTGCCCCAGCCATAACCCGAAGCGTCAGGCCGCGTTGGTTGACCGCTATTTGGCGTCCACACGTCTGATGATGGGCGATCCGGGGCGGTCGTAACGGTGCCGCCTGTCCCGGTGAGCGCATCACGAATGGCCTTAACGTCAGGATTATCGCCACCACCGGTTCCGGTACTGCTCGCCATCTTTTCCAGCGCACAGGTAGACCGCCACTGCATCAACAGACCGGCATACTCCATCGCGTCACATTTCTCCCCCGTACACACCGGCATAACCGAACACGCGCCACCGGCAATGTTGCGGTTCTTTCGGGTGTTGCAATCAATCCGCCACTGGATGCGCGCTTGGCCGCACATGATTGGAGACCCGCTACAGGCAGGCGGCGAAGCGCAATTGTCGCCGCCGCTGAAGGATTCGTCGGTAACCGGATCAGGCTTGCCGTCACCATCGCTATCCCGCTTGCACGTGCCGTCCGCTCCACGAACCTCACCGCTTGCGCACTGGCCGTCGCCGGGAAGGCACTTCCCATCAGGCGACTTTACAGAGCCGGATGGACATTCGTTCTCTTTCGACTTGCACGTTCCATCGGCCTGCTGCACCTTGCCTTCCGGGCAGGGCTCAGGGCCACACTTGCCGAGTGAATTGGGCTTGGCACCGTCCGGGCACTTTGGCTCAGGCGAGTCGCAAGTCCAGGTAATCTGATTCAACGTACCGCCAACCTTCGAGCAATCGGGTTTCTTGTCGCAGGTTCCGCCTACGCCAAAGTTGTTCTGGAACGTCCCATCAACATTCCATGAGTGATAGACGTTGCATCCATCCATGCAGCCAACAGAACCACCTGGTCCCCTGAGCTGCGACCATATCGAAGTAGCCGAATTTGGTTGCCTCTGCTCGCACCTCTGACCGTAGTAGAACGAATTCTCATTCGTTCCATCCGCATTCCAGCAACGAACCGATCCGCCGTTCGCAGTCTCCCGGACGGCACAGGCAATGCGTCCGGTGTAGTCGATGCAGTTCTCCGCGATCACCGGCTGAACATTCGGCGGATTCTCCCTGCGATACCGCTCCATTGTGCGGTCGATTGCCGCTCGACACATGCTAAAGGCTTTGCCCTGATCGCAAGACGCAGCGTTAGGGCAATCGGCTGCCTGCACTGTAGCCGGCACCGCCAGACCTACGAAAACGAAAGCCAGTATGAGCGGGAGCAGCATGCAGATCCCAATGGTGCTGCGTGCGCGCATCAGCTGAAGTCCACAAAGATGATCGCGCAGGCCACCAGCCATGCGCAGAGCCAGATCCACCCTTCCATTCCAAGCCCCCCCCTGCCCTGTCCAGGGCGTTGAAAGACCGGGGGGAGGGAGTCGGCCCTGCCCCCCGGTTGCCGTTACATCGCGCGGCGCACCCACTTGTAGACCTTGACGCCGACCAGCACCATCAGCACAGCGGCGCCGATCTGACCAACGGGGCCGAGCGCGGCGTTGATGGCGGTGACCACGGGACCCACGTCCACGCCACCACCACCCGACGCGAACGCCGGAGCCGAAACCAGCGCGACGGTGCCGACAGCCGCCAGAGCGGCACCCTTGCCCTTCAGCACGTTGAACATCTTGTACATGTGTCCTCCTAGGACTGTTCGATTTTCTTGCGAATGAGCCGGAACACGTACGCGACAGCCCACAGCAGCGCGATCTTTGCGCCGATGGCCTGTGCATCCTCAATCGGCAGTTCCGGCAGTAGTGCCGGCTGAGGAATCCAGATCACAGCCGTGCAGGTCCCCGTTGCCGTGTCCAGGTCGGCTTCGCGACATGCGGGGATCAGCACGGCCATGGCTTACGGCTTCGCCTGGACGGCTGCGGCCTTCGCCTGCAGCGGAACGAGGTCCACGTAACGCTTCAAGATCAGGTCCCCGTACTGGCTCAATGCGAAGGACTGCGGGTCAATGTCGTACTCGCCCGGCGGGTACGGCGGGCGCGAGCCGAGGCCAACACGGAACGGCAGCTCGAAGCCGTTGCCAAAGTCGAGGCCGACCATCTGGGAGCGGATGATGGAGTTGGTCTTGCTGTTGTGCCGTTCTTCGACGGCGGCGGACTTTACGCGGCAGATGGGCATAGTTCTTCCCTCACGAAACGATGGAGTGCGTCACCCTTGGCAATACCGCGAAAGCGTCCGGGGTGACCGTCACGGACGATGCGGGCCTCGCAGAAGTCGGACCATGAATCTCCGAACGCTCCGCGCAGAACACTGAGGGCCGGGCCTACTTGGCGCTCCATCCAGAGCACCATTGCCTCGGCAGAAACTTCGACGTGCTTGCGGATCGTGCGCAGCCGTGTGCACACGCCCTTGATGAGGTCGTGCAGCGCGCTGTACGAGCCGCGCAGGTACGCGCCCGGGTTCAACAGCACATCGAGCGGGATTTCCATGTGCTTGCCGTACAGACGCACTTCCGCGCGCACCCAGCGCGAGGAAGGCAGGCCCTCGGCCTTGCCCTTCTCGTACACGCACAGTTCCTTGTGTCCTTTGCCGCCGACGTACAGCGTGCAGCCGGTGTTGTGGCCTTCATCAGAAATAAAGCGGTGACGCGGAGGGCATCCGCCCTCGGTAAAGCCGCCCTGTGCGGCAACCTCGCGGAGCGCATGCACATCCAGGCGTTCGCCTTCGTAGTCGTCGTGCGCGCAGTCAACGCGGGTGATCTTGGCGTCCAGCATGGCGCACTGCTTGTAGACGCGCGCCCAGTCACGAATCCATTTGCAGCCCATACCGGTGAGGCTCAGGCACACGGTGCTTTTCTTGCCGCCGATGCCGACACGACCAACCACCTCGTTTTCCCGGTCGATCAGCACCGCCGACTGCTCGTAGAAGTTCCAGTTCTTCTCGCGAATCGCACCGGCAACAACCTCGCCACGGAAACCGAAGATGCGGAACAGCAAGAGGTCCAGCTTCTTGCAGTTCACTTCTTCAAGGGCGGAGAGCGGGACCACAATGGTCAGGTAGTCAATGATTGCGTCTTGCTGACCCTTTTGGCCCGTGTTACTCCCCGGGCCAATCTCCGCCGCCGCCCGCTGCCCCTTTTCACCGGGCGAAAGCGGGGAAAAGCCCCCTGTCCCGCCCTCTACAGCCATCCGGAAGCGAGCGCGATCAACGCCCATTGCGCCCCCCTTTGCCGCGCAGGGCGAACACCAGCGACCAATAAAGGCCGGTAAGCAGCACGCCGCCCAGCACGAAAACAACAAGCGGCTCACGCAAGAACTCAGCGAACATCGGCGGTCTCCCGCTGCTCGGCGTAGTTGGCGGCGGCCAGCAGATCGCCGCGCTTGGTTGCCGCGATCTCGGCCTGATAGAGCGCCTCGTGGCTCGGCGTCCAGCCGGTTGCGGCCAGCTCGGCGCGTGCCTGGGCTTCAAAGGCCGCTTCGCGTGCACTACGACGGGCAGAATCCCCACGCCGGTCGAGGCACCACGAAACGAGTTTGGCGATGCCAATCGAGACGGCCACGATGGCCGCCAGCAGCACGAAGGCAATGAACGGATCGATCATCCCTGCTCCCCCACCCCAAGCCCCAAGAGAACCCGCCAACGGCCTTGGGGTGTCGTTGGCGGGTGTGGTCCATCTGGACCACGCGGAGCATGTAATCTAAAAGGACCACACGTTGTCAACCAAGAGGACACCATGACCGCCGTAGGTGAACTGCTCGATGCCGCCCGCGAACGCACGGGAATCCCGTCAGACAACGCTTTGGCGGCTCGACTGGGAATTCAGAGGCAGCTGCTGTCGAAGGCTCGCGCAGGTGAGAAGCCGCTCTCAGATGAACGAATTGCGCAAATTTGCGCGCTGGCGAAGCTCGATGGCCCGACTTGGATCGCCATGATTCATGCAGAGCGCGCAACGACGGCAACCGAACGTGCGCTCTGGCGGTTGATGCTGGACCGAATGGGCGCGGCGGCTGCGGTCGTCGCGCTGGTAGCGCTGTCGATGCCGGGCCTCGCAAACGCAAAAACCGCACAAATTCAGGCGGTTAGCGGCGCCGAGAACGGCGGTATGTATATTATGTTCAAAGCGCAGCAAGGGGCTGCCGCGCTTCCTGCCTCTGTCGGTGTCCCTAATTGATGGCATTTGTGTCTGGATCGCGCCCCTTCTTGATCCCCAAGGGTGTTGAGCGCAGCGAATTTGGGGCAGCTTGTGCGGCAACTTGTAGCAATTGATGCGCTGAGCTACGTGCACTCCCAATGACTCGCTGTGATCTTGGTGCATCGCCAATGGTGGGTCGCGAATTTGGTGCATCCCCAATGATGTTGCCAAGGCGCTGCAGCCACGCGCTGTCGAGAACCTCTACTTCGGGAGACGGCTACTATAGTCAGCTTCATTTCTGAGCCAGCTCAGCGGCCTAGACCCTTTAAATTTAACGAATCCAAGCGAACAAGCTGCGCTAGGCATTCGCCAGGCTTCAACCTTGATCTCTTGGCTTGTCCAAGGGCAAGGGGTGGTGCCTCGGAAGGCACCACCAGAAACGTTCCGCACACTTACAGCCGTTGATTGATCCAAGCCCAGGTCGCGTTGGACAGGTAGCCTTGGTGGCCTCCCGTGTAAACATGGCCGACAAAGATGCGGTCGTTCCCATCAAGACGCTGCCTAAGGTCAGCCGACAGCGCGTCTGCGGACAGGCCCGTTGAGATCCAGCGCACGGTTTCGAGCGCTGGATCGGCGACGTTCTCGTGTCGATTCAGGTGAGTAAGGAACGCTGTCCGCTTTGCATCGTAATTCGCTTCCCGATTCAGGTTCCAAGTGACCACATAGACAGCCATTTCGATCCTTCGAGTCTGACACCCACTGTGTCCACTCGATCTTAGCAAGTGTGACGCAAGTCGCGGAATTTGCGGCGGCTACTGCCGCCGGAACACTTGAAAGCCATCACCCTGCCCTATGACATTCGACTTCCGATAATATATATTTATCGGAACTCAGCCTTTTTTGTGCTCTATTTTCAATCACTTATGAGCGACCTTCTGCCAGTTTCGACCGCCGCCGTTCCGGCTGGCCCGACCGTGGCGCAGCTGTCGCAGTCCTCGGCGGACGCGGTGCGCGAAGTCTTCGCCGAAGCGGCCTCGGCCAACACCACGCGCAGTTACGCCACCGCCTTGCGCTATTGGGCGGCTTGGTACCAAGGCCGCTACGGCGTGGTCATCGCAATGCCGGTGGATGCGTCTTGTGTGATCCAGTTCATCGTCGATCATCTGGCCCGGCGCTCAGGCGATGCCCTGGCCTGGGAGCTGCCGCCGGCACTGGATGCGCTGCTGGTGGATGGCAAATTCAAGCAGCGACTGGGGGCGCTCAAACTGTCGACCATCGTCCACCGCGTCGCGGTGCTCTCCAGTGCCCATCAGCTGCTCAAGCTGGCCAACCCCTGCGAAAGCAGCGAGGTGCGGCAACTGTTGGCCAAGGGCCGTCGCGCCGCGCATAAGCGTGGCGAGCGGCCAAGCAAGAAAACGGCGATCACTGCGACCGAATTGATGGCGATGATTGCGACCTGTGAGGACGATCTCGTTGGGAAACGTGATCGTGCCCTGCTCTACTTCGCCTTTGCCAGTGGTGGGCGCCGTCGGAGCGAGACGGCCCATGCCGCCTTGAGCAAGCTGGCCCCGATCGACGGCGGCTACCTCTACCACCTGGACGTCGGCAAAACGCTTCAGGAGGGCGTCAAAGCAGGCGGCTCGCCGGACAAGCCCTTGTTAGGTGCACCGGCCGAGGCGCTTCGCGCCTGGATCGAAGCGGCCGGCCTGCAAGAGGGGGCCCTCTTCCGCCAACTAACGCGCGGAAAAGTGGGGGCCGGCTTGTCACCCAAGTCGGTGGCCAGCATCATCCAGGCTCGCGCGCGGGCCGCCGGATTGGTGGGTAGCTTTGGCGGTCACAGTCTACGATCGGGTTTCGTTACCGAAGGTGCCAGGCAAGGAATCGCGCTGCCGGCGATCATGGCAATGACCGATCACCGATCGGTGGTCAGTGTCATCGGCTACTACCAAGCAGGCGCAGCCGAAACGAATCCAGCGGCGCGAATGTTGGAAAGCGCAGCAAGGCCAACTACAGAGCACGACCGGGAGCTGGATGGAGATGCGACGGGTGCTGATTTCTAGACCATCTGAAAGCAACTCTCATGTGACCTGCAACTTGGCCACCCGGCGGAGCTCATCTGCGGCATCCTCGCCGGAATGGCGCTTCTGATCGTAGAGGAGATAGATCGCTCCCACCGCGCTGAAGAAGGCGCCACGTACCGCCAGCTCCCCTCCTCCATATCCATATCCTCTTATCAGGTCAGAGCATCTATTGGACCAGTGCTCGATAAGCATTGAGCCCAAACAGAGCCCGTCTTCGTCGCTTACGACCCCGGTTTGATTCAACTGACTAGCTACCTGGGTCAACTCTGCAGGAGCGATTTCTGACAATGCGTCATATGCATTGAACCTATCCATGCTGAGACTCGCCTTGCTGTTCAGCAATTCTATCCTCAGCAACGACTAGGGGTCTTAATCCGCCCCGCAATCCACGATCAACTTGGAGCAGCACCCGCTGGCCGGGCGAAAGTGATCTGAGTCCAAGATACTCGGGAAGACCCTTCCGGGTATGGCGCTGAAATCCCACAACTTGAACGCGACTGCCCATGTCCAGGCTCAACAGGGCCATTAGGCAGGGACTGCGCTTCGACCAGACAAGGGCATCGAGTTGGCCCGCGAACTGTCCCTCACCAAGTGACTCCAATAGATTATTTCTGTAGGAGATTGGATCAAGGCCAGCATCGATTGCGTCGGCATAGGACATCTCTTGCATCTTGTAGCGCTCCCGCTCGGAAGAAGGCCTCTGGCATCGAGCCTAGTCTGTGAAGCCATCCTTCGTCTGTAGGGAATCCCCCTACCCAGATCGCAGGGACGCTTCTAGACGTCTGGTATGGATCCAGCGGGACTCACCGGATGAAGAGCTGCCAAGGTACCGAAGAAATGGAGTGCTCCGACACTTTAGACACCATCCCGCCTCAGTCGCAGGGACTGAGACGGGATGGCGAACTGTTGATCTACGGCTCGATTGTGGGCCACTGGCTTTCAATGTGACGTGCCATATCGTCCAACATCCTCAACGTCTCCGGCCTCATGGGCTGGCCTCGGAAGTACCTTCCGGAGAACAGATCGATCAGTTCAAGCTGATCCGGCCTCACCTCAACGTTGTTCTGCCCTAGCACCCAATAGCCGAACTCAAGTGTGAGCCGGGCCTCCTCAGGGTCGCACTGAACACCCTTCTCGTGGAAGTAGATGTAGCGCACCTCGTCAGCATCCATCGCCACAACGTGCGGTGAGAAGCGCACTTCAAGACTGCGCGCATGTGCCTGGTAGCGATGCCCAGGAACCACTTTTAAGCGGCGGCTTGCATGCGGTGATGCAATGAAGGAGTCCAGCACGCGCATCGAATTGTTGCGCCGTGTCTCTTGGGAGATGCCCTGCAACTTTGCGCGCGCGTCTATGATTCCAGGAAGGCCGCGCTTCATCACGTCGCGGATTCCTGCAAGCGCCTTGGCGTAGTACGGCTGCATAAACACCTGCGGCGTACCACGTGGGTACTTTTGATCATGCAGGAATCGCATCTGCCGACTCGCCGACATGCGGACCATCCGAGCGAGGTTGCGATCAGAAAGACGTGGTCTTGGTACAGCAGGTGAGAGCTTAAGAACGGTGTTCATAGCGTTTTACTTCCTTTCTGCAGTCTGCGAAAGAAAGAGGGGCGGCGTAAGGGCCGCCCCTCTGGCTACTCATTTGGCGCGCGACTTGGTCGACGACGGCTTCGGAGCGCTGTTGCGCTCCTTGACCGTCGTCGCCTTGTGCTTCTCGGCAAATTGCTTCGTTACGAACTCGCCGGAGACAGCGCTGCGGTACTGAGTGATCTTCTTGTCAGCCATTGCTGTAGACCTCGTGATAGTTGGGTGAAGTCGCTGCGACTGCCCAAGGGAACACCCTCGCCCCCCAAAGAAGGCGTCTTAGGTGGTCCTGTATCCGGAGAGGTAGAAGACCTACGTAGATGCTTTACGAAGTAGCTCTCTGAAAGCTATAATTCGACGTCTGCCAAGACGCACAGCTTCGTAGGTCTCTATCAATCCGTACTGGACAGCTTGTTCAGGAGTCCGGGTTGTTTTTTCCTCCTTGGTTGTGAGTTGCTGTATCCGAACGCCTCGCCTGCAAGCGAGGCGTTCGCTTTTGTGGATGTCTCGTTTGCGATTTTACCACCGTTCACGCAGTTAGCAAGCACGAAGGGTGACTGCCAACCACTATATCTAGTCTCATATGATGAGACTGACCGCAACATGCAGTGGTTTTCGCAGGAAACTTCGGCCAACCTTAACGGAAATATGAACGAAACCCGGTCATGGGCGCCGGCCGATGGCAAAAGTGCACCAGCTATTTCTTGTGACGCAGATCAAGTTTTCAAGGCCATGGAAGCCGCGCCCGTATCGCCCTAACCAACCCGCTGCAGAAAGCCGTATCTCGGCAGCCTCGGCGAGCCGCATGACATCTATGGCATACGCATCGACTGGTTGCCTTTGACTACAGCAGCACCAGCCACCAACGCCTACGACAGACCAAGAAGCACTGTTAACTTTGGTGGCTACCATCAAAGGGCACGTGGAGCATCATCACCCTGGTACAAGGCAAGGATGACTCCTTGCTGATCGGACCTGAGATGCCCATCTACGACTGAAAGCTCGATAGGTTCCTATGCGATGTCTGCAGATCCCTTCGGTCACCTTAGGCGCGCCACCCTCGGGAATCGCCACGCCTGGGCGGGAGTTGACGCAATTGCTCAGTCAGCCTCACTGTCCAGCTTTCTGCCATCCGGGAATGCCATGAGGATCGCGCTGTTCCAGCTCCGTGCGCGCGAGGTAGAGGCCTGCGCGAGCACGGACGTGCCTATTGAACGTATCGCGCAACTACTGACAATGGCAGATGAGCAAAACACGGATCTTGCTGTGTTCCCGGAGGGATTCCCATTCATAACCAGCTGCGAGGTTGGTGCCGTGCCATCTCTCGACGCCGCCATCCTGGCCCTGCAGAAGATCCCCCCTCACTCACTGGCCTACATCGTCGGCGGGTACGTCATGGATGGTCCTTGTCAGCGAAATGCCAGCTTCCTTGTCCACGAAGGGCAAGTGCACGCACCCTACTTCAAGCGCGTTCCGTGGTTGGACGAGGTCTTCCAGCCTGGCACCGCCCTGGTGCGATGGAGCTGGAGCCGGCACCAGGTGATTCCGCTTATCTGTGCAGACGTCTGCGTGCCATGGAATGAGCCAGATGGCCGCGCAGCGCAGATGCTAGGGGAGGCTGCCGCACTGGGTGCTGGGCCTTCATGCCCGATCATCGTCAGTACGTTTGGTGCCGATTTGCGCACACCATATTGGACCAACCCGTTGCAAGCATGGGCACGCGCCTGTAACGCGCCGATACTCGTTTCGGCTATTGCGGGCCGGAGTGCTACGGCATTCAAGGAGGGCGGCAAGCAGCGCTATTTCGGAGGTGGCGGCAGTGGCATGTACTGGTTCGAAGATGGGCAGGACCACGTATGGCCGTCCACCAAAGACAGCAGGGTAGCGGGAATGTACCTAGTGGACACACTTGAGCCAGAGAGCCGGTGGCTGCCGCTGCGACGTTGAGAGAGTCGGCATGGATCTACGTCCTGCCTTTCGCTGCAGAGCCACAGTCCAAGCGCCGTCGAAATGGATGGGTGACGCTCGCAGTTTCTAGCAGCGCGAGTTTCAGACGATGCCTATTCGCCCGCGATTGAGCATTGCGGCCAGCTACGGACGCGGACGGAGCAGAGACCCTGATCGCTACTCACTGCCCTCACCAACTGCCGGATAAAGTTTCCTGCCGCGTGGAGTCAGCCCCGCATCTCAACGCCCCTGTCTAGTCCGTTCGATCTGCACTCCGAGCTCCCGGACGCGTGCCTCTCCCGCCTGAAACGCCTGCTGGCTGGTATGCACCGAGTAGTAGTCTGTCTCCAGTGGATGAGAATGCCGTGCTGCGGTACCGAATACGAACTCGGCGTGTTCGCGGGCGAAGAACGCAACGTCATGGCCGCCCTCCTCAAAATCCACCAGTTCACCTGCACCGATCGCTTCGGGCACATGCGGCGAGCCCACGCTCACAGTGGCCCAAGCCGAGTCATGCCCCGCGGCGGTTGTAACCGCCACGCCCTCCCCTGCCCCCAGCTTCGCCGAGAAATAGTTGCTCGGTGCCGGTGCGTCGATAGGACTGCGGGCCAGCGGATTCTTTGGCTTTCGGGAGATGCAGCCCGATGACGGAATCGACACGAGCTACTACACCGACGAAGTACACGCCTGTGCATTGAGCTCCCACCCCTTCCTGAGCGCGGACCTGCTGTAGCTTCGCATCCAAGCCGAAGAGCTTGATCTTCGAGATTGATTGGGGAGTCGGTCCGCATGCGGACCGACCAGTCGGCCCAGCTGTGAAGGTGTTTGCCGGCACTCCCTCTTCGTGTCGTCATGCGTTCCGCCGATTCACACTTGACACTCAGCTGATCGGCTGGCCTGAAACGAAGTGGTTCATCGAGCATCGAGTTATGGACACCTCGAATAATGTCGTCGCCGCAACAGCGATCATTCTAGCGGGCACGTATGATCGGCATGGGAGACCTTACGTTCCCGTGGCAGAGGCACTCGGTTTAACCTTTGATGCTGGCCTTGATTCACCTCCTCTGAGTGCCGCGGCAAAAGCGCTTTTGGCCACAGATGAGGGACTCAGGGTTCACTGAGATGACAGAGCCAGGTGGAAGCATCGCTGGCGGGCCTAGATCGCACGAGACTTTGCTTCCCCGGCTGAGTCGCTTCAATGCTTGGAAAAGATAGCTTTGCCTGTCTTCTTGTCAATGATTTCGATGCCGCCAGTTTCTGAGATTCTAAGCTGGTGGGCAAAGAGGTCCACAGAGTTCCAACCGTCTGATTGACTCCAGGCGTCCTGCAGCGTTAGCGGCGGGATGTACATGCGTTGCGCTAGGCCATAGTTGCTGGGACGATCGTAGGGAAGGCTCGTATATTGGTCTTCGATCAGCCGAAGCTCTCGATCTACGAGTGACCATCCTTCCTGGAGATCAGCGGCAGCCTCGGCCGCCTCAAGCGCGGAGAAAAGGAGATCCAGGCGCTCTCGTTTCGGCAGCGACTCTTTGGAATAGGGCAT